CAATCGAGGCCCAGACGGTCGCGACGTCGGACCAAACTCGATCCTGTCCGCCCGTACCGTCGGACGTTTCCGTGAGTGCCTGAATGGTCACGCGCCGATCAAGTCGGCCTACTTCCAGCCGCTGGTAGGCCATCAGGCCGTCCGCTTCCACATGAAGACCGCGATGTAGGGCTGGACGACGCTCGAGGCGCTACCGGTGAAGGCCGGGACAGAGTTGGCGCCCTGTGGCGTGTAACTGTGGTTGGACGGCTGCGTTACGGAATGGGTGAGCGTCGCGCTCGGGCCGCCCGAGGTGACGGCGTTGTTGGTGACGGAATGCGTCAGCGTCGCGTTGGGGTTACCCGTCGTGCCGGATGCCGCGGAGCCGCTCGAGGTGTTCGTTGTCATCAACTTCGGCGACGCGGCACTGCTTGAGGCCGTGAATGTGTGCGTATGCGCCGCGTGATCGCCCACGGCAACGTTACTCGTCACGGAATGCGTGTGGCTCGCGTGATCCGCGATCGCGGTCCCGCTGTGCGTCAGTGTCGCGCCGGTGCCTGTGAACGTCGGCGCGGCAACCGTTCCTGCTGAGGCAACAGTCTTGGTGCCGCCCGTCTTTTCCGCCGTGTCAAAATCGGAATCATTCGCGTCGACGCCGACAGGAACGCGGCCGGCGCCGAATGCCGACCATGTACCGCGGCCGAGCAAGGTCGCCGGGTTCGTGCTCAACGTCGAGATATAGACGGCGCCAACCGGATAGAGCGTGTCGATCACGGTGGCGATCGTCGGGGCGTCGGCGCCCGCGGGGCCAGTACTTCCCTGCGGCCCGGTATCGCCAGCATCACCTTTCGGGCCCGTGGCGCCAGTTGCCCCCGTCGAGCCGTCGGCACCTGCGGCACCAGTCGGACCCGTGTCTCCCGTGTCACCCTTCGCGCCCTGAGACCCCGCAGCACCGTCGGCTCCTGCGGCCCCGGCGTCGCCCTTGTCGCCTTTTACGCCCTGAATTCCCTGGGCGCCGGTCGCACCAGCGGCGCCGTCCGCTCCTGCTGGGCCGGTGTCGCCGGTATCACCCTTGTCGCCCTTCGCGCCCTGCGGTCCGGTCCCGCCACCTTGGCCATCGACCGAGACGTAGGGCAGATCGTTCCACGCCGAAACACCATCACCGACCTTCATCTGACTCGTATCGATTTCGGCGGCGACTTCGCCCCGAAGCAAAACCGGATTAGCCTCACTCCATGCCGCGGCCGATGCACGGCTCATCTGGAACCGTTTTCGGCGAACCATATCGTCGTACGGCATGGAGTCTTCCGAACCCTTCGCTTACGACCGCGTGAGCAGAACGACGACGTGAATGCGGGGCGAGCCACCGGACCCACCGCCGGCAACCACGAGATTGATTGCTTGGCCCGCCGTGACCGTTTTCGCCGCGGTCGGCGTCGCCGAGTCAACATCGCCAGCCGCCGAGGCAGACGACGTGATCGTCACCACACCGTTCGTGATGCCGGTGGCGCCGATCTTGGGCGTGATCGTGATGTCCGCCGTCGAGACGGCACCATCGATCACCGTGTAGATGCCGCTAATGTCGCCCGCGAAGGGAGCGACCATGTAGTACGTCGCGTCTGCCGAGCCGTCGGCAATGTCCAGGCAGAGTGCAACGGGGTCAGTGGCCCGTGAGGGCAGGACAATCTGCGTCATGGGTAGTAGGTCTCCGCGATGCCATCAGCGATGGCGAGAAGAAGGCCGCGTTCGGCCGTGGTGTCGATGATGAGCGTCTCACCATCGGTGGAAGTCAGGTAGCCGTCGGGCGGATCGCCGGTCGGGTCATCGTCGACAACCCAATCGCTCCCCACCAGCCGCAACACGCCCGGCAGGTCGATCACGATGTACCGCGTCTGGACGGTGAGAATGTTGGCGCTGTTGCCGCCCGTCAGTACGCCAGCGCTGTTGTTGTCGATCGCGATCGTCAGCGCTGTGTCATCCAGGCCCGCAAGCGCGAATGCCAGCGCGGCATTCGCCTGGCCGTCCAACTGGCCGCGCCGGAAGTATCCGACGTTGCCGGCCGCCCACTGACCAGCCTGCGCCAAGAAATAGCCGCGACCGAACTCGAGGACGCTCCCGCCGTCGAAGATGACATGCACGGCCGCCGTGGGGTCGACGTTGGTGTATGCGGCCGCGAAGTTCGCGTGATACGTCACGCTCAGTGGCAACAGAATCTTCCCGGCGCCGGGAGTCGCCACGGTCTCGACCGGCGTCGTTGGAAGTGCTTTGATCTGCGCGTCCGTCAACGTCACGGTATGGCGCACGACCCGAAACAGTGGCATGAGAGGAAATCCGTGTAAGAGAAGTCGGCCTAGGTGCCGATCCCGTCCCAATAGCGATAGTGCGTATTCAGCAGCGCATCGACTGCGCGGTTCGTGTTCAGCGGATCGCCGACCTGCGCCTCGCGGTTGCGATAAAAGTCTCCCACGAGCAGCAGCATCGCCGCTCGCAGGTCGGCCAACAGGTCCGCATTCCCGTCATCGTTCTGATCCAACCCGGCGACGTACGTGACCTTGACGCTCGCGATCTGCCGAGCCGCCAATGGCCAGTTCGTGTCCTGCACGGGCCCAATGCGACCGGGCCGCGATTCCAGATCCACCACGTAGTCGCCCGCGTCCATCGTCTGCTCGTCGCCGCCGGTGTCGATGTAGACCACCGACGTCACCGATTTGAGCGGAGGACGCGGCAGGATGATCGGGCCACTCGGAAAGCCGTCCATCGTGAGCCGCCACGTCTGTTCAACCAACGCGATCGACAGCCGACTCTCGACATGCAACCGCGCCGCGAGAATCCACGACGCAATGAGGTCGGCTTCCGGTAGTTCAATCAGATCATCATCGCCCCGGAGATGCGTGATCGCATCCTCGATGTCGATGATCTCCACGACCGGCGCGGTAACGAGCAAGTGACCCATTACCGCACCGATTGTGAAAGCCGTTCAGCGTGCATCAGGAGATCACGCGGCCGGCGCGGCCAGCGACGTCATCGAGCAGAACGCCGCAGGACGAAGCACGACGAACGCGGCGCGGAGGTCCGCGCGGAGCGTCTTCTTGCCCTCGACGAACTGCGTGCCGGAGTATCCTGCCTGCACGTCGATGCCCCGACGCTCGGCGACGTACGAGAAGTTGGCGAAGTCGCCGACGAGACCCGTGCCGGCGCTCCCAGCTTCCACCAGCGCGACCGGCAGACCAAAGAGGCTCTGCGTGCCGACCACGCCAGGATTGCCCATCACATACTCGCCGAGATCCGTGCGGGTCAGACGAACGATCGCCCAATCCGTCGGATGCAGCACGACGAGGTTCGGGTTCGCGCGGCCGGTCGTGCGGACCGCCATCATCGCGGAGAACACGGCATCGAAGATCGAATCGCCGACGCCGCCGCCGGCCTGCGCCAGCGTCTGGATGTCGCCGTTGTCGGCGGCCGAGCTCACGTAGCTGAGCAGGCCGAGGAGGTTCGGCGGCGAACCGTTGCCGTTGAAGATCTGCTGGTCGAGGCGCTGCATGATGCCGAAGCGCAGCCGCGTGTCGAGAATGGCCGCGACTTCCGGCGCATCCTGCAGCTGCTCATCGGTCACCGGAAGGCTGATCGTGATCTTGCGGACCGGCGACTCGCGCTCGGTGTACACGAACACCGACTCGCCGTAGGCGACGCCTTCCGCCTTTTCGGCCGCGTTGAACGTGGCCGTCGTCTCCTCCATGTACTTCACGAGCTCATACTGCGTCGCCCGCACGGGGATGTAGTCGAGCAGTTGGGGCGGACGAACTGCCGCCGGCACGATCTGACCCGTGCGCAGCGATTCGGGCGCGAAGCCCGCGGTCGTGGCGAAGAGCGTCTTGAGGCTGAGATCGATCGTCGCGTTCGACGGCTGGCGATTGCGAACGCCCTCGACGAACGACTTGGTCGACGTGAACAGCTCGCCGAAGGACTTGCGCACGACTTCCACCGGATGGCGGAACGTGTCGTCGGCCGGCTCACCGCGGAGCTCTTCGCGCTGGCGGTTGCGGTCGCGGACGGCCTTCATCTCCGCGTTCCGGAGGTCGACGCCGAGGGTCTGCAGCTCGGCATCCATCTCGCGAATTTTGTCGGCAGCGGCGGCCGAATCGGCGACGCCGAGCTTCTTGAGGACGGCTGCGCGGGACAGGTTGAATACGTCCGTGCCGTCGCCGGCGATCTTGAGGACAGACGCCATCTCGGTCTGCTTGGCCGCGAACTGCTCCCGCTTTTCAGCGAGATCGTTTGATGCTACTTCGTCTGACATGGTCCGTCTCCGGGCTAAGTGAGGCGGCCGTCAAATGGCCCGGAGAGGGGCGTTCCGCAGTCGCGGACGCGCCTCCAACTGCTACGTAATTCTTGAACTCCAACATGCGATCGTTCGCACGTTCGGGGTGAAACACATTCACCCAACCGCAGTGTCGACAGCGTTTGCGCACTTCGTTGTTATCGGCCTTCGTCAAACGTCCCGCGCCAAGCGGCTTGAGCATGGCGACGAGCGCCAGCGGGGTGACGGTCTGCGCGAGAAACATCGAGCAGCTGTGGCAGCGAAGGTCTATCACGCGGATTTGAAGTTCCGGCGAAACCGATCGAAGATCTCTTTCGCGACCGCGTTGGCCTGTTCCGCCTCGAGCTCGGCGACCCTGGCGCGCGCTTCCTTGAGCTCGACAACCAGATCGCGCACCATCTGTGACTTGGCCGGCATGGCGCTCGGCGGGCCCGCCTTGTCGATCTTGTCTTTCCAGGCCGCCACGATACGGTTCTTGATCGTGTCGACTTCGGCGGCGGTGTACTTGTCCGCGTTCGCCTGCTGGTGGATGTAGTTCCAGGCAGCGCGGATGTGCTCTTCGGTGTCGATCGGATATTTCTTGTTCGCCTCATCGGCAAAGGCCACGTCGCCATACTTGTCGGTGCCCTCTTGCTCTTTCGGGCTGGCGTCCTCGGCGTCACTCATCGCCTTCGCGGATACGGTTCCGGTCAGGCCGTTCGCGCCCATGAACACGGGGCTCGACTCGAGCAGGGTGAGGCCGGCGATCAATCGACTCGCGCCCTTCGATTTCCACTCGGCGGTCATGGGCGCCGTTTTCACCTGGCGCGAAAAGCCGATGGACCATTCAGTATCGGGCCCCATTTCCTTGACGGTGTTGAACGCGTCGCGGCCGCGCTCAGTCGACATGAAATAATGCGCCTTGAGCACCGCTCGATCGCCTTCGATCGTGACCGTTCCGCGGCCGACCGGCGCCTTGCCCTCGGTGATGACGTCGTGCTCGTAGGACGACAGTTTGACCTGCGCGCCGTCCTTGATGGCGCCAGGCAACACGACGTCGCCGTCGCGATCGACCACGTTCATCGTGCTCACAATCGCCACGACCTCGCCGCGGTCGGCGTCCTTGATCTCGAATCCTTCGATGCCCTTTGCCTCAAAGGCGCCGTCGGAGCCGAATGATTTTCGGGCAATATCGGTCATGGGTGGGTCGGTTAGTGGTTGCCGTTGAGCAGCCGCGAGGGAAGGCGAGACCGAATGCCCCGCAGCATCTTGACCACATCGGGCGACAGCGTATCCGCCGGAAGCGGGGAGTCCGCTGGCAGCAGCTGCGTCGGGTCGGTGGGCGCTGTCGTGACTGCAGGATCGGCGGCGGGATCGACTTCCGGCGTGGCCGTGGGCACGAGGTAGACCTCACGCGTGTCGTCGACCTCGAGCCCCAACATCTGCTGCGCGCGATCGACGCGGAGAATGCCCTTCTCGACCAGCCGGGAAACGCTCGAGACGCGCAAGTCGAACTCCTCTTGAAAGCTCGACGCCTCGGTCATGTCGAACCGGGCGCGGAAGCGTCTTGTCTGCGAGACGAAGTCCGATAGCAGTTGAATTGTGACCTGTCGCGCCATCGTCTTCTGCATCGGAATCAAACATTGAATCCATGCGAGCTTGACGACTTCGCGCATCGTCGCGCCGACCTTGGTCGTCTGCAGCCCCGCGCCGAACCCGACAACGGCGGCAGGAATGCCAAGGATCGCGCAAACCCGCTCCTCGGAAATGTCCCGAAGGTTGGGCAGCATGATTTTATTCGGATCGAACCCGAGTTGCGTGATGTCCGACGCCTTCCCCAGAACGATACCGTTGCCGCGGTTCGCGCCCGTCGATTGGGCCTTCAAGTAGTCGCGCAGTTCCTTCAACTGCTCGGGCGTGATCGGAGAACTGTTGTCTTTCGGGCTCACGATCAAACTGGGCACGCCCATGTTGCCGAGCACCGTTTCTGAGAACTCGGCGGCCTGCATGTCGGTCTCGACTTCTCGCATTACCGACTTCAGGGGCGAGAGGCCGAGCCGCGGGTATTCGGGGTCGATGCCGAAGCGCAGATGCACAACATCACGCGGCAGCAACGTCATGGGCATCTGCATGCCCATCGTCACCTGATAGGCCGTGATGAACTCGGAGTTATCTAACGGCCAGATCGGGCGGATCATCCAGTGGGGGATATACCACAACTCGATCACTTCGCCGAAACTGTTGCGGACCTTCCACCAGAACGCGTTTCCGTCCATCGCATAGGACAGGACCGTCGCTTTCCACAACGCGTCGCCGTCATACGCGTCGTTCGGCTGCGCGATCAATGATTCGAGCGGATGGTCAAGCACACGCTCCCAGATGCCGTCCGCCTTCCGGCGCTGGACGACCATCTCGGCTTCCGTGAATGTCCGCTGCATCCACATGATGCACGCCATCACGACGTTCGCGTGGAGTCCGCGGTTCGTGTTGACTGCAGTGACGCCAGCATGCACCAAGGAGACTGGGATAAATCCGGTGCGATCGCTCAGAATCGTGAACGTCTTACGCGCGAACGCGGATAGACGGCTCGGAAGCGTCTTAATCACGGCGAGAGCAGTCGACGCCATCAGAACGACCCCACGAGCCATGAACTCGAATCAGGCGCTTGCGCTAGCATGCCACGGCCGAGCGCCATAATCGACCCGACCACGCCGTCGATGCGTCCGGACGCGCGGGACTTGTCCGGCTTGATGTTGTCCGCCGGGTCACGCTTCACCGCGACGTTCGACAGCATCCACCGCATGACAGGATTGACGCCGCGCGGCGTCACGTGGCCACACTGTTTCGCGACCACGATCTTCTCGAACTCCTTGGAGGGCTCGGACATCGACGCGAACCCCTGCCGGAACTCAACGCACGTCAGCCCGTCTTCTTGGAGGTCGGTTGCGGTCTGCGTCGCGTTCCAGGGATCGTACGCAACCTCCTCGATCACATACGACTGCGAGAGTTCTCGAAGTGCCGCTTTCGGGAACGAGTAATCAACGACATTGCCCGGCGTTGCGATCAGCCATCCGTCGCGCTCCCATGCGTCGTAGGGCACGCGGTCCTTCTTCGACCGCTCGGCGATCGTGTCCTTCGGGCACCAGAAGCGATAGAGGAAGTCGTAGCCCTGCTCGACAGGGAAGCAGAGCACGAGTGCCGTGAGATCGAGTTTCGCCGAGAGATCGAGCCCGGCCCAACACCGTTGCCCTTTAAGTAGTTCCGGGTCGACGATGCGATCGCACGCGTTCCACGCCTCGATCGGAATCCACCGTTCGCGCTGCTGCGTCCAGATGTTCAGGTGATAGCGAAGAAACGTGTTCAGATACGAGGGCGTCGTCTTGGCGCGCGCGCACTGCTCGGCCATGTAGTCGTACTTGAGCGACACGCCGAGGTTCGGATTCGCCTTCGCCCAGACCGTGGGGTCGGTGAAGTCGTCCCCCTCGTCCGCCGCGGCGATGAACGCGAAGAAGGTGTCGTCCTCCAGTGCGCCCTCGAGCACTTGAATCGCCCGCTCGTGCAGTTCCCAGCCGATCGAGTCAGGATCGTAGACTCCGGCAGTCGTGATGATGAACGCCAACGGTTGCCGACGCGCGCCCATCGAGGTCACGATCACGTCATGCACATGGCGATCGGTGTGGGCGTGTGTCTCGTCCTCGATCAGCCCGTGCGTATTCAGTCCGTCCAGTGTCGACGAGTCGGCGCCGAGCGGCTCGAACTTCGATCCCAGCCGCTCACACGAAATGTTGTTGCGGAACGTCCTGACGAAGCGCTTCAACTCGGACGACGCCTTGACCATCTTCGTCGCGCCGTCGTGGACTATCTTGGCCTGGTCCTTCTTGGTCGCCGCGGAATAGACCTGGGCGCCGCCTTCACCGTCCGCGACTGTCAGGTAGAGGCCCGTCGCCGAGCCCTCAACCGACTTGCCGTTCTTTCGCGGGATCTCGATGTAGGCAGTCCGGTAGCGTCTGGTCTGGTCCGCGCGCATCCAGCCGAACACGGCGCGATAGGTCTGCCGCTGCCACCCCTCGAGGATGACCAGTTGGCCCGCGAGCTCCCCTTCATGGTGGCGGCAAAACCGTTCCACGAAGTCGACGACTCGCTGGCCCGCCTCAAGGTCGAACCAGAGCCCCTTCGGGTGATGGCTATGCGACGGGTCGCCGTAGACGGTCGGGTCGTTCCACCGTTCGCCGTACGCTGCGCGCAAGTCCTTCTCGTGCCGCTCCCAGCATAGACGCTCGTATTTCCCCGCGACTCGCGCCGCGGGCTGCTCGAGCATCGTCGCCATCTGCTAGGCGCCCTTCTCTTTGGGCTTGCCGAACAGGAAATCGGCCGATGAGTCATTCGCCGGCGGCGGCGTCACGCGCATCGCCGATCGCGCCGATGGATTCAGGCCCAACCGGGCGGAATAGTCGAGCACCTGCCGGCGGTAGATGTCCAGCCGTTTCGGGTAGCCCAGCTTCGACGCGTTCTCGGCGCCGACCTTTGCGCACAATCGGGTGTACTTCTCGACGTCGGCGATCAACTCACAGTAGAACTTGAGGATCGGCCAGTCACCGTCTTTGAGGATGCCGGAGGCCACGACAATCGGCGCGAGTTCTTTCCACAGCGCCAGGGGCCGTTTGGCGAGCCCTTTCGGCGGCCGAACGGTCGCATTGGGCAGCTGCGGCTCGTCCTGATTTATCGGTCGGTGCCCCGGATTGCCCTTGAGCAACCTCAGAGCCGTCGGCTCTGGCGGCGGTCCACGGCGACCCACTAGGCCCGTTCCCCTAGTCCGAAAACCTGCGAGAGTGTCGCGAAACG